AGATTTCATACGCTAGGCTAGGAGGCTAGAAAAATGCAATAAAAAAGAGCGGCTAACTAATGCTGCTTAAGTAGCTTAGCTTTCCGCTCTTTCTCACGCTATCATTTTACCGCAGGCAATACCCCACGTAAACCCCAGCTTTTTACCACGCTTTTACCTCTGCGTTATAGCGTCCTCGTCTATCCCCCAGAGTAATACGCTTAGCTCGTTTATTATTCCGCTTATCCAGCGGCGCGGTGTGTTCTTGCCCGTGTTCAATTCTTCGGCTATGTCCACATAGTCTAAGCCTTGCATAAAGTATAGCTCAAATGCTTTATATTCTACCTCGCGCCCCTGCTGCTGCCTGCGCCTCTCTATCTCTTCTACTGCCTTGTCTATGTGGTCTAGCATTAGTATGGTTTTAAAGCGTGTGCGTCGTATGCTACGCAAGTATGTAGTCTGCTGCTCTTCTGTTAATTCTCCCTGCTGCTGTAGCTGCGCAGCTTCGCTTACTGCGTTGTCTCTATGAAAAACTGCGTCTCTGTAGCACTTCATAAGGCTAAATGTGTCGTGGTATTTATCCGCTTTATGTTTCTTCTGTTCCTCTCGCTTGTAAATCTCTACGCCTTTTTTTGCGGCTGTTGTTATTATCTGCTCTAGTTCGTCCTCGTTTAGCCTTATTTCGCTCATTCTTAATTATTCCTCGCTTTCTGCTGCCGCGCTGCTTTTTAGTCGAATGGTAACCCGTCGTCGTAGCCGTCTGGTATGTCCATAAAGCCGCCGTCGCTGGGTGTTGGCTGTGGTCTGTCGCCTGCTGCCTGCTGCCTCTGCTGCGCCTCTGCTTTTGTCTCTCCAAAACTTACGCTACTTGCCAGTACTTCGGTGTAGTAAATTTCTTTTCCGTCCCTGCCTGTATAGTGCCCTGTTTTAATCTTTCCGACTAACTCTACTTTGTTGCCTTTCTGTAGCCATTTCTCTACCCACTCTGCCGTTTTGCCGAGCGCGCGTATATTAATAAAATCTGTGCTTTTGTAATCATCTACCGCCAGCGTAAAGCGTGCTATTGCTACGCTGTTATTTTCGCCGCCGTAGCGTACGTCTGGCTCTTTTGTCAATCTTCCGCTTAATGTTACGTTGTTCACTTTTTACCCTCTCTTTTCTTCCTGTTATATTCCTGTAAATATTTTATTTGTTCCTCGTCCTCTGCCTGTCTCTTTTGTCTTGCTGCTGTTTCCTTTTCTTCTCGCCGTTGCCGCTTTGCTATAATCTTTTGTGCTTTCTTGTAAATCTTGCAGTTTTCGCAGTAGTCTGCTTGTGTTGTCTTGCCCCGTAGTGCTAATGGTATGTTGTCGTAAGAATGGCAGCCGATACACTCGTGTATACCGCCGTCGTCGTCTACCTCAATAGTAAACAGAAAACGCAGCAGGCTTATAATAAGCCCCAGCGCAACCACTAATACGCATACCAACGCTGCAATTATAAACGGCGCTATTAATATGCCTGCTACAAGCGCTATTGTTTTAAATATCTCTATTGCTGTCATTCGCTGCCCCTTTCTATCCGTTCCGCTACGCTTTGCGCTGCGTCTGCTGCCACTCTAAACCCGTCGCTTATGCCTCTGTATATCCTTGCAATAGCCCTTGTTATTACGTCGCCCATATTCTGTACTGCTGCCGTTATGTCGTTTATAGTTGTGTTTGTATTTCTCATAGCCTTTTTAAGTGCCTTTGCCTGCTGCCGCTTATCAGCCTCAAGCGGCGGGTTGTACCCGTGTCGCTTTTTATAACTCTTTTTCCATTGTCTGTAATTCATATTACGCCCCGCTTTCGCTTAAGAAGTCTTTTATATCTGTCTGCCCGTCTATTTGTGTGTCCGTTTCGGGCACCTTAGTAACCTTTATGCCGAGTATACAATAACCCTCTTGTAAGCCGCTGTAATCTTCCAGCATATATATTATATCTGCCTCTATGTGTCTGCCTGTCTCTTTGCCGTCGGCATACTCATTAAGGCGTAGCGCGTCGCCAGTCTTAAAGCCTCTGTCGTTCTTTCGCAGTTCAAAGCTCTTTTTTCCTGTTGCCACGTCCTTAAAATACATAGCAGCTAACTTAAGCTCGTGTACTTTTGGCTGTAGTGCCTTGTCTAATGCTGCCTCGCGTTCTCTCGCCTGTAGTGTTTTCTGTGTCTGTTTATCTATTGCCGCCTGCTGCTCGTCGTAGCGCTGCTCGTCCGTCTTTTCTGCCTCTGCTTTGTTAATATACTCGTCGCACTTTTCGCACGTTCCCGTTTTTACGTTGCAAGTGCTGTAATTTAAGCAGCTATAGCATAGGCTCGTAATGCTTTCTGGGTGCGGCGTCCTGTAATCGTCGCCCGCTTTCTTTTCTGCTACCTTTGCGGCTATCTCTTTTGCTCTTATATCCTCGCCCGCTGCTGCCTGCTGTGCTATTTCGTTTTGCTCGTCCTCGTCTAGCTTACTTGCCTCGTAGGCTGCCGTTATACCTAAGTTGCCCGCCTTAAACTGTTCTTTAGCCTCTGGCGTAAGATTATTGTTAATCTGCTCCATACGTCCTACGTTTGTTGCACTCTCGCCCAGTACGTCGGCTATTAAGTTGCGCATACGTCCTTGTATCTCTAAGCCGTCCTCGTCTCTGGCTCTTATAAGTGCTTTTTTTAACCTTGCCGCCTGCTCTGTCTTTTCGTACGGCGTAAGCTCTCGGTTAAATGCGTTGCCGACTAACAAGCTAAGCTCGAGCCCTGCGGGTGTTATGTCTTTGTAGAGATAGCGCACGCTTTTATACTTCTCGTAGCCCCTGTCTATAAGCAGCCTGTTAGCCTTGTTGCGCCTGTGCCCGCTTATAATTTTATATTTGCCGTCTATCCTGCCTAATACTGTCGGCTGCTGCTGTCCTACGGCAAGTATAGCGTCTGCCAGCTCTTCTATGCTCTCTTGACTGTAAAAGTTGCTTTCTGTTTCCTCTACGTCGTACGGGTTTAAGTATATTTCCGTGTACTCTGTTACCGCTGCTGCCTTTGTGTCCGCTTTGCTTTGTGCGTTTAATATATCCATAAAGCTAAACTTATTTGCTGCTGCCATAGTTTTACGCCTCGCTTTCTTCCAGATACTTTGTTATCAGTTTCTTATAGTCCTGCGCAGCTCCGCAGCGTGGGCTATACTCGTATGCCGCTTTATTAAAAAATGTGCTTTCTGCTGCCTTATCGGTGTAGCGTATTTGCCCCAGTATTTTAACCTTGCTTTTCTGCTGTAGCCATTCCAGCCCCGCTATGTTCGTGTCATTGTTTTTGTACATTGTCACGAGTGCCCCCAGCAGTTCTATATCTGGGTTAAGCTGCTTAGCGTCCTGTATCTGCTCCGCTATAATGTCCAAGCCCTCTAACGCCCACTCGTCTATTTTTACGGGTACTATAACCTCGTCTGTAATTTTTAGCGCCGCTATCACGTTAAAGGCTATGTCTGGCGGGTTGTCAATAATCATATAATCGTAGTAGTCGTTTATCGTGTCTGGAAACGGCAGCTCTAAGTTGGTAATAGGCGTATGTATTAGTTTGTCGTATGCGTCTATCTGGCTGCCGCTGCTGCCTGCCATTGTCCATACTGCCGACATCAACGACATATTAGCCGTTATTATATCTACGTTGTTGTGCTGTGGGTGCTCTGTAATCAATTCTTTTAACGGGTTCTTGTATTCGCCTAACAACGCTTTAGCCGCTGCGCACTCTCCCGCTGCCTTGTACGCCCCTGCTGCTTTGCTTAAATTGCCCTGCTTGTCGTTGTCCAGTAGTAATACTGTCTTGCCTCTCTTTTGCAGTTCGTAGGCTATGTTATACGCTGTGTACGTTTTCCCTACGCCGCCCTTAAGGTTAATAATGCTTATTACTTTCATAGTCTGCCTCTCTTTCTCTCCGTTGGTTCTGGCTCTTTTTATCTATCTCGGCTACGTGTTCCCTTAATACCCGTATTGCGATATTTAAAGCTCTTGCGTAGTCGTTATAGTCGTCTCGTGTTCCTGTAAGTGCTTGTAGCGCCTCTTTTTCTGTCATACGTGCCGCCTCTCTTATGTCGCAGGCATTAACCCGCTCTGCGCTGTCTCATTGTCTGCGCTCTTTAAGCCGCCTGCTGCTGTTTCCAGCTCTAAGTAGTTTATTAACTGCTCTGCTGCCTCTTGCCAGCCGTAACACACTACCGCTAAATAGCCCTGCTCGTTTAAGCTGCTTAGCCATTTCTTTTGTAGCTGCGTCGGTTTATTGCTGCCTACCTTAAGCTCTATGTATAGCCCATTGTAGCCGCCTCGTGCTACTGGTAAGTGTAAGTCTGGTACGCCAGCCTTTACGCCCTGCCTCTTTAGGTTGGCTGCTGTACGTGCGTCTCTCTTGCCGCCGTTTGGTATGTGGTATAGCAGCTCTAACTCTGGGTATCTCGCATACTGGTACTGCGCCCAGTTAAATAGTGTTTCTTGTGCTCCTGCCTCGTTGTCAATTCTCACATTTCGCATATATTCGCCTTTCTTGCTTTACTCTAGCTGCACCAGCCTATAGCGGTAATAGCCGTAGCCGTAATACTCGGGGCTTACTATGCCCTTTTCTTCGCTGCCTTTTTCCACGTAGTAGCCTGCTGGTGCTTTTGCTTCGCAGCGATACCACGAGCGGGCAGTTACATACTCGTACTCTGGCTCTGGGTGTACTAGATTTTTACTTGCAGCCCAGCGCTTGCCCTGTAGCCTCTGCTCTGGTGTGTCCTGTATGTGTCTATCTGTATATTTAATAAAATACGCTGCTAAGTCTCCATATTGTCCGCTATCGTCCAGCGGGAACACTTTAACGCGGTTGTGTCCCTCGTACGCTTTATACCAAGCCTGCTGCAACAAGTTTGTATCTATGCGATTTACTACTAGGTGGTGGTGTCTTGCGCCTTTCTTGCCTATCTCCATAACGTGTATGTATTTAAACTCTAACCCAGCTTTTTTATATAGCTTTCTACACTCACGTAAGAATACTTGTATATCTTTTTTCATTTCCTCGCGTGTTCTGTCTGGCTCTCCCTTGTGCCTTATGTAGTCTAGTACTAAGTGGTAATCTCCATAAGCAAAGTTAGCGTTCATTAAGAGCCTTAACTTTCTCTCTGCCTGTTTAGTGTTTACTTTTTTCTGCGCCTCTGGTGTAGGCTTTACTTTGTCTCTTCTCTTTGCTCCCTTTTTGTTCAGTCTTGACGTATAGAAATATTCTACCTCTATCGTCTTGCCTGCCCTGGTAGTCCTCTTAACATACGGCATATATCTTTACCTCACGTATATATATTTTTGTGTATCTCTGTCGGTAAGCTAATACTTTTATCAAGTGTTTTTACGGGACGTAGCCCCGTTGTTTTTCCTTGCCTTTTTGCCGTATGCAGCGTATAATATAAATGTAGTAATGCTATACGCTTCGGCTATAGCTTAGCGCCTATGATATTGCAGTATCGTAGGCGCTTTTATTATGTCTTTTTATATAGCGCCCTGTAAGCGTACAGGGCGTATTATTTATATTTATCCTATTGCACAAGCGGGCGCGCAGCGCACAGAGTCGTACGCGTCGTAGTTGCCGACGTAGCCGCTCGAGTCCACGCACCACGTATTGTACGAGTCGCCACGATAAGCACTACGCGTTCTATGCCAGTCGTTGTAGTCGTCCTTTGCGTGCTTGGCTGCTCTGTATGGCTTGTCTTTGTAATACTCGTATGGTGTGTCTTTGGCGTCGTATTCGTCTACAGATAACAAGAAAAACGTATCTACTGTCTTTCTGCCGTTTGTGTTCATTTTAGCAACTGGTATTGCATACTTAGCCAGCTCTGCGCAGCGTGCCGCGTATGTCTCGCTGTTAAGGTACTCTCTAAGCTCGCTTGTTTCCCAGTCGTTAGAGCCGTAACGTCCCTTTGTATCAAACGGGCGTTCTTCTATTAGTTCGTGCGCCTGTATGGTAACTGTATGCTTAAGCTCTTCGGCTGCTGCTGTGTCTGCGTCTATGCCTATTACGTCGTATGGTACTGCTGCGCCGTCAAAATCAATATAAATCTGGTCGCCTACTGCCAGCACTTCCGCAGCGCGTCCCTCTCTTATAATCTTTCTAAGCTCTTCGAGCGTAACGCTCTCTGTTAATATTGTCTTTTTTATCTGCATTTTTCCGCTTTCCTTTCTTTTACTCTTTTCCTATCGCGTATATAGATACCTCGTACGCTGTTCGCTGTTCTTCCTGCTGTTCTCCTACGCGTTTAGTGTAAGCTCTGCTCTGTAACTTGCCCTTTAAGGTTACGCGCTCGCCCTCGTGCCATTCCTTAACCATAGCCGCGGTATCGTTCCAAGCAATACAGGGGATATAGCAGCCGTGTAGGTCTTTTAGTTTATTCTCTACCAGTACGCTTATATCGCTTATGCGTTTGCCTAGTGGCGTCTCGCGGTATGTAATGCCGCTGCCGAGTGCTCCGCTTAACTGTACCTCGTTTTCGTAGTCCCAGTGCTCGCCCGTAATCTGCTGCGCTGTCTCTGCTAGCACGTATACAAGTACCTTGCCTGTTATAAAATTCTTATAAGCCTGTAAGCTGCCAAGTATCATAACTGGCGTATTTACTCCGATACTGTCTACATTATCGCCCTGCACGTATACTATAGCCTCGTCAAGTGCTCCGCTGCGTCGCTCGGTAATAACTGTAAGCTCGTAGCCGTTAAATGGCAGCGTGTTAATGTTGTCTACCTTGCGCAGCTCCTTTAATATGCCCTGTAATGCTACTGCGTTGTCTATCTCCACGTTCCCGCTCTCCTTTCCTTTGCTTTTAGTGTCCGTTTTATTGGACAGATACGCCCCGCAACCCTCGAAAGTTGCATATACAGCCCTGCGGCTGCTGCTTTGCCTTTAAGCTAGAGGCGTTTATATGTAAATGTCGTAATACATATTTATGTGCATATCTCCCGCTATGTACTGCGGCGTGCCCTCTTGGTCGAGCGGTGGCATAAGCCCCAACTTGTGCCAATCTTTATGTGCTACGTCCAAGTGTGCCCTAAAGTCTGTTACTATCTCGTCGCCTGTAAATCCTTTTTCTTGGTAGCGCTCTTTTAAGTAATAGCCCCAGTCTGCAAACACTACGGCGCCGTTTTTTATTACTCTAGCGCGTTCCGACGAACTTATAAGCGCCGCAAGTGCGCTTAGTGTTACTTGCTGCATTTTCTTATCTCTCTTTCATTATCTTTATTCTTTTAACCCTGCTGCCGCCTGCTATTCCCTCTAATCGCAGATACGGCGGCAATACTATTACGTTGCCCTTATTTAGCTGCGCCTGTATCGTTTGCTCTAAATTCGCGTATGTTTCTTGTTTGCATACCATTTCGCAGCTAAATATAAGTATTAAGCCTTTTGCGTCTTTCTTCTTTCTTTGTCGCCTGTTCATTTCCGCAGCTCCCTTATTTTTTTCTCTAACTCTTCTACTGTTACGCCCTGCCGTCTTGCAAGCGCAGCCGCGCTTATGTTGTATGTCCATATTGACGACATTTTAATAGCGTCGCCTATGTCTAACTTACCCTGCTGTAGTCCTATGCGGACAAATTGCGGGCTACAGCCCATAATAGCGGCTGCCTCTGCTGGTTTAATCTTTACTGCCTGCATATCCTGTTACCTCGCTGTGTTCTGCTGCGCCTGTGCCATAGCAAGCACACCCTGCGAGTAAATCGCAACAATATTACGCTTGTCCTCTGGCAGCTTTGCTACTTCCTGCATAAGCTCGCTGAAATTTTCTAAACTCTTCTGCTCTTTCGTTCTCTCTAATGTCTGCTGCATACTGTTTTACCTCTCTTTCTTCTTAATCCTTAAATCGTCCGTAGCTGTCAAGCTGTATATAGTGGTTATTTACTTTAGCCTGCCTGCTGCCGCGCGCTACTTTCATTACTTCGCTGTCGTTTGCTCTGTATATTCTTCTCTCGCATACTGGACACGTTACAGTCTCGCCGTAGCCGCCATTAAGCATTACTTTAATTTGGCAGGTCGGGCAGGAATACGAGTATATGCTTATTTCGTCGAGTATTACCGCTGTACCCTGTGCGCGTTCTAAGCCTTGCAGCTCTTCTATAAAGTCCTCTCGGCGTTTCTTGGCTTTCTCAAACTGTGTGCACCAGCCGCCCCCGCCGTATGCTATTGCGTTGTCTCTTATTTTGTGCTCAAACTCTTCTATTTCTTTGTTGCACTTTGCTATTTCTTTCTGTATAAGCTCGTGTATGCGCTGCTTAACGTCCTGTATTGTGTGCATTTTGTTCATTTTCTGCCGCCTGCCTTTCTTTCGTCTGATAGCTGCCGCATAAGCTCTACTACCGCTGTGTATTCCAGCTCTAATACTTCCTGCTTATGGTCTTTTGCCTTGTGTTCCTGTACGTGTTCCTTTATGCGCTGCTCTATATCGTCCAGCGCGTCGTAGCAGCACTCTATACGCTGCTGCTTTGTTTTCTTTGCCTCTGGCAGCTCTACGCCTGCGTCTGTAAGTATTTCCCTAATCTGGTCTACTCTCGTGGCGTTAAGCTCTGCCAGTATAGTAATGCTTGTGCCGCGCCTTACGTATCGGTCTGCTATCTCGCTTTGTGTCATATACATATGCTGCTATTCCTCTGCGCTGCTTTTGTTGCAGCGTGCTATATATTCCTGCGTTATCTTCTTTATCGCTAAGTATTCTTTTTTAGTAATTCGCTCGCGTACTGCCTTGCCGTGTTTCTTATACTCTCTGCTTTCCCTAAGTCTGTAATACCTGTCGTATTCTACGTCGTGCTCATATTCTGTATAGTTGCACGTAACTTCGTGAGCGCGTACCCAGTATTTAACTACGCCGTCTTTATCTTTTACCATACTCGCCATATATTAGCCCTCGCTGCTCTCTATCATAGCTGCCCTTGTTTTTCTCTCTATTGCCTCTGCCATAAATGCTACTTTTATGTCGCGCTCCGTTGGCTCTGCGTCGTTTACTGGTGCGTCTGGCGGGAAAATACGCTGTTTTTGTATAAATGCGCTTAAAAATAGCTCTTGTTGCTCCTCGAATAGTCTTTCGTAAAATTCAAATTCTAGTTCTATTTCGAGCTTTTGCGCCTTTGTGCAGTAAACGCCTATTTTCTGCCTTGTATGTGGCGGCTTGTACTGTGTCCTGTCGCTATCGTAGCCCATTACTTTATATATACATTGACTTAATAGCTTTCTGCCTAGCACTCCATTGTAACTAAACAGGGTAAATATGTGCTCGTCCTGCGCCAGCTCTTCTACGCTGCTTATTCCGTTCTTTTCTAATAGCTCCTGTAATTTGCGGGCGGCTGTTTCTTTTTCGCCGCCTACGCCTCTCTCTGCTAACGCCTGCAATTTTTTAATTCTTGCCTGTGTCTTTTCGTCCATACTGTACCTCTCTTTCGTTAGTTCAATGCCTCTAGTATCTGCTGTAGCTGTAGCTCCATATCTCGCCAAAATTGGGCGTTATTGGCTGCGTTCTTAAACTTAGGCGCGCCGTTCTTGTCTGTCTCCTGCGCCAGCTCTTCCCACGCCTTAAGCTCGCCCTCTCTGTGTTTCGTTGTCATTAAGATATAGCATTGTAGCGTACTGCATAGCTCGTTAGTAAGTGTTACTGTTTTCGGCTGCTGTTCCCAGCTTATAGCCTCTGTATCTATCTTTGTAAAATTGTTGTTCTTATAATTCTCGTACGTGTCGTGGAAATAATCGCCCTTGCTGGTTAATTCCTCGTACTGGGCTTTTATAAAGTCCTCTGTTACTTCCTGTTGTGTTAATGCGTCGTAATATTTTTGTTCTGTCATTCTTTCGTTGCCTCTCTTTCGTCCGCCTCTCTGCGCGCTTTTTCTCTTACTTCCTTGTCTATGGCGGTCTGTGCTGCCTTGTATGCCTCTACACCGTACTTTTTTATAATATTGTCGCGCCCTGCCGCGCCGTAGTTCCATACTGCGCTTTTAAGTTCTTTTATAAGTTCCTCTGTGCTTTTCGTTCTCCTTTCGTCGCTGTGCCTCTCTATGCTATAATTGCTTTAGAAAGGTGGCGTTAAAAATGTGTGATAGTGATAAAGAGTTAAAGCTAGGCAATTACGCCGCGGCTTTTAACTTAAGTACAAGCTCTATAACCTCTGATATGGAGGACGCAGAGCTTGCTGCTGCCGTCGAAAAACTTAAAAAAGAAACTTTTAAGACTTTACGCTTACTTGAAAATGAAATAATCCGACTTTCTAACAAATAAGCAATAAAGTAATTCTTTATCCGCAGCTTTACGGCTGCGGGTTTCTTTTATATGGTTTTTCGTTCTGGAAATTTTCACGCCTTATTGTACTCTCTAATACTTTGGGTAGTTTCCATACTTCGTAACGAGTAAGCCCCTTTTTTTCTGCCTCTGTGAGTATCTCGTCGCTAAAGTCTTTTAGTAGGTTAAGTGTTTCCTCTGCGTCTCTTACGCTTGCCATTGTTCGCCTCTCTTTCCTGTGTCCCGCAAGTACTGTTGTTTTGTTCGAGCATTTCTTTACTCTGCAATAACTATATATCACTCTGCAAAGTTTGTCAATGGTTTTTAATCATTTTTCTTTACTCTGCAAAGTTTTTGTGTTATTGTAGTCTTGGAAATAAAAAGAAAGTGAGGTGTAAATATGAATGAGCGTATAAAAGAGCTGCGTAAAACACTTGGGCTAAGTCAAGAGGCTTTCGCCGAGCGTTTAGGCTTAAAGGGTAGCGCCGTATCTCTTGTTGAGTGTGGGCGCCGTAATGTTACTACCCAAAATATTAACGCTATCTGCCGTGAGTTCGGGGTTAATGAGGAATGGCTACGTACTGGCTCTGGCGATATGTTCGAGGAAATGAGCCGCGCAGAAAAGGCAGCGCAGATAGTCGGGGCAGCTCTTGGCAGCGGCGACGAGTTTATACTTAATACGTTTATCGCCTTAGGGCAGTTATCCCCTGCAGAGTGGGAACTTATTAAGAAATTTGTTGATAAAATTAAGTCTGATAATTAAATAATGTTGCAAAGGAGATATTACATATGAGAGATAGTAAAGGGCATAGTTTATTAACTTTTCCAAGTAATTATACTGTGGTTGATATTGAAACTACAGGCTTGTCGCCAGAATATGATGAGATAATAGAAATATGCGCATTTAAGTATCGCGGTAATGGACTTGTAAACAAGTATAGTACACTTGTTAAGCCAGAGCGTGAGGTAGACGACTTTATTGTGCAGCTTACAGGCATAACAAATAATATGCTTGCTAGTGCTCCAAGTGCTGTAGATGTTATGCAGCCGTTATATGACTTTATCGGCTCTGATGTTATAGTCGGTCACAATATTAATTTTGATATTAACTTTTTATATGACTATTGCGTCCGCATTTTGTCTAAGCCACTCTCTAATGACTTTGTAGACACTATGCGTATTGCTAGACTTTTGCATAAAGAAAATAAACATAATCGCTTATCTGATTTAGCAACGCAGTATAATTTATCTTATGAGGGTACGCATAGAGCTGGCTTTGACTGTGCATTGACTAATTCTATATATGAAATATTTAAGAAAGAGTGTGCGGACGGCGCAATAGAATTAAATACGCTTGCTAAACATTCGCAAGTAAAAGCTGCTGACATCAGTGCTGCAGTTTCAGAAATTCCAGCAGATAGCCCGCTACTTGATAAGGTAGTTGTATTTACTGGCACACTTGAAAAAATGCTACGCAAAGATGCTATGCAGCTCGTGGCAAATATGGGCGGTATAAATGGCGATAATGTTACAAAGAAAACTAATTATCTTGTTCTAGGCAATAACGACTATTGCACCACTATAAAGAATGGCAAGAGCGGTAAACAAAAGAAAGCTGAAGAATATAAGTTAAAAGGTTATGATATAGAGGTTATCCCGGAAAGTGTATTTTATGATATTGTAAATATCTCTTATACACCTGCTCCGCAAGCCCCAGTCAGTCAATTGTATAAAGATTTTTCTTTAAGCGACAGAGAGGTAGAAGTTATAGAGATTGTAAAATCCTTTATTTCTTCGAGTGAACTATATTCCGATTTTGGAATAGCGCGCCGTAGCGACAATTATATATCTTTGTTGTGTGGTGAAAATGATTTTATGCGTTTTAAGGCTTCGCCGCGTGCCTTTTGGGTATCTTTGCGGCTACCCTTTGCTCTTGCAGATAAAAATAAGGATAACCCTTTATTTGCTGCTCAGATAAATAAAAATCAACTTCATTGGAAAAGCTCTATTGCTTCTGTTGATGAATTGGAAAAAATAAAAGATTTTATTGTGGCGTCATATTTTAAATAAGCAGCTAGTCGCCTAGCTGCCTTTAATTCCTCGTATGAATTGTAATATTACTTTAAGCGTGCGCTCGTCGCTTATGTTTTCGATTAGTGCGCGTATCTGCCGCCGTAGCTTATCCACTGGCCCGCCCTCTTTCCTATGTGATGTGGCAATTATAACGCCAGCTAGTAAGATATGTAAAGCTTTCGGCTGTTATGTCCATTATGTCGGACATATGCCCCGTAGCTCTTGGCAGCGGTAACTTGCAATATTATAATTCTAGTAAATCGAATAGCTCTACTTCTAGGGCTGCTGCAAGTAAGCGCAGGGTTTCTATGGTCGGGTTTGCTTTTCCGTTTTCAATATTGTTTATTGTGGTCTTGCTTACCCCGCTTAGCTCTTCCAGCTTCCGCAGGCTGTAGCCCTTGGCTGTTCGTATCTGCCATAAGTTGTATGTCATTATGTAGCCTCTCTTTTAGTATCTATTATTATTATACTTGACGGCTGCGCATATGTCTTATGGTAATATCTGTAAAAATCAATGCACAAAAATAGCCGCCCCTGTTGGCGCAGGAACGGCTAAAAAAGACACATAACTAACGAAACTTAACGGCTCGCTTATTATGTACCCCGCAAGTACTATTATAGCATAAGCCTAGGGTTTCCGATAGGCTTATTTTTTATACCCTTTTTAAAAAATAAGCCGCCATATATAAGAAAGTGAGGTTATGCTATATGAAACTTGCTAATGGAATGGGTAGCGTATATAAACAGGGCGGCAAGCGCCGTAACCCTTGGATAGCTCGAAAAACTAAAGGCTGGGAAATTGACGAGACTACAGGCAGGACTAAGCAGCGTTATTTAACTATCGGATATTATCCGACGAGGCAAGAGGCTTTAACTGCTCTTATGAATTATAACCAGAACCCGTACAACGTAGAGGCAAGCTCTATTACTTTTGCTGAAGTATACGAGCGCTGGAGTAAAGAGCACTTTGTAAAGGTTACTCCCAGCTCTTGCCGTTCTTGGGCTGCTGCCTTTAATCATTCTAAGCCGCTGCATAATATGCGTATGCGCGACATACGCCCGAACCACTTAGAGGGCGCCATACACGACGCCAAAGTAGGGGACAGCACTAAACAGCGTATGAAAAGCCTGTATAACTTAATGTATAAGTACTGCCTTAAATACGACATTGTAGAAAAGGACTACGCGGCATTATGTGAAAGCGTAAAGCGTGGTAAGCCTAAAATTGTACGTATTCCGTTTAGTCACGAGGAAATACAAACGCTTTGGGATAACGTGAGCTTTCCTTTTGTCGATATGGTGCTTATAGGCATTTATAGCGGCTGGCGTCCGCAAGAGCTGGCAATATTAAAGATTGCCGACATAGACTTAGAGGCTCGTACTATGTTTGGCGGTCTTAAGACTGACGCAGGGCGTAATAGGGTTGTACCGATACACTCCGCTATATATGAGCTGGTCGTAGCCAATTATAATAAAGCCGTCGCTATGGGTAGCGTATATCTGTTTAATGATGAGAACGGGCAGCAGGGCACACACTTAACATACGATAAGTACCGCGGACGCTTCGAGAAAATAAACAAACGCTTTAATATGTCGCACAAGCCGCACGACACGCGCCATACTTTTATTAGCGCTGCCAAGTCTGCAAATATGAATGAGTATATACTTAAGCTGATTGTAGGGCACGAGATATTAGACGTTACGGAAAAGGTATACACACATAGAAGTATGCAAGAGCTCGCCGACGAGATAGAAAAGATAGTGTACTAAATTGCCGCAAATATGTAGCAATTAAAAAGAGGGCTACAGGTGTTTTTATACGCCTGCTGCCCTCTTATATTTTGCAAGTTACGTGTGTAAGTTACGCGCTAGTTACGTGTAAGTTACCTGTACTTTTCCGTAGGTTTCCATACTTCCGCATATCCGCGTAAATACTGGATTTCCTAGAACTTACCGTTGTCAGCAGCTTCCTGTACAGAAACGGCAACTGCTACTGTAGCACCAACCATTGGGTTATTACCCATTCCGATAAGTCCCATCATCTCAAC